CTAATTGACCTCAAAGTCTTCCTCACTCAAATTATACCTCTTCACAAAATATTCTTTCGTAAACTTTAATCCCATTTTTGAAAGTATTGCATCACGCTCTGCAGTCGAATCTATTATTGTTTCTTTCCTCTTTAGTTTTAACCAATTACTCTTATCTTCAATTCCATAATTTATGTAAAGATAATTCCTTATCATTTTGTTTAATGCAGTCTCTAATAATTTCTTATCTCCTAAACCGACATACTCCAGCATCTCCTGATGAGTCTGTGCAGCATTATAACTTCCACCTCCTTTAATTTCAGTTGTTAATGTGACTGTCAGTAATGCTTTCGACATTTCACTGTTCTGCAATTCAATCATCCCTTCAAATAACTTACCGACTTCATATCTGTCATATTCCTTAAAATCTAATTGCGTCCCTTCCTTCATTATTGTTATATGGTTTTCAATCGCTTCTTCTATTGATTCTAATAATTCTATTTTTTCGGGATCAGTCGCTGTGGCACTATAATATCCGGTTAAAAATGGAATACCGAATTTCTCACTCAATGCATGCCACTTTTCTATTGCTGCTCTCTTAAAGAATATCGGCCAGTACACTTTAGATAATAATCTTTCACCATATGGATTTACATAAGTTGGATTGTATTGAACCAAAACAAATTTTAAATCTGATAATAATTCACCTTCACTAAATACATAACCATAATTCGTTTTCTTTCTTAATCGTATTCTGTTTTCTCTGTCAAATATAAACCACTCTTGAGGTTTTACTTCTAATGTTATTGGTATGTATTTACCGGATTTATATTGATATACTATTTCACCTACAACAAATCCAAATAAATAAGCATCCAATACTGAAGAACCAATCTTTCCTATATCCCACCGGTTGACTAATTCAATTATTTCATCTTTTAATTTGCTGTCACTATTATTATCTATTTCCCATCCCATTTGTAGGACTTGCATCTTCCTTTGTTGTATCACTGCTGTTAAATGAGGATCTTTTAATAAATCTCTGTATATAGAATAATCATAACCATTCTCGATTAATATTCTATCCGCGTCCGGTAAATACTTCATATATTCCTGAAGTATATCAAACCTTTTTCTAGTTGCAATCTCTTTTATTAAATTAGTATTCATCTCCACTCCTTAATTCTTAATTCTTAATTCCTAATTCTCAATAATATTTCCTCCTCCTAACTTTCCTGCTTAAAATTTCAGTCCTTCCTAATACTAAATTCTTTCCATAATTCAAGAACTGTGTCATGCTGTCAACTATATCATCAAATTCACCACTTGGAAAATCTTCACATTCATTTATAAAATCTTCAATGTTATTATTATCAGATGAGCCAGTAGGGAGGCGGACTTTACCACTTTCTATTAGTGGTGTTACTGCATAAACATAACTCAATTTATCTTTATCCTTTTTGATTGGTTTTATCGGTAGTCTTGTATTTCTATTTAATTCTTGAATCAAACTTTGTCCGCTTGCATGGTCTTCAATTAATATTTCTGTAATTCTAAATTGTTTTCCTTTCTCTATTACTTTTCTTTTTAATTCCGGAAATTCAACTCGTCCTCTCCATAAATCCAATAAATAATATCCATCTTCGGTAATTTGCCATGTGGTGCAGACAGTATAATCATTCTCTTCATTCGTTTTAAATGCCGTATCCCAACTCTGATATATTCCTAAGTTTATCTTTGTGTGAAGTTCAACTCTATCATAAAATATCCACCATTCTCTTTTAATTATTGAATCCAATTCCGAATCTATAAACTCTCCATATATTTCCTGTCGAGCTAAATTTCTATCCATCTCTTTTTCAAGATTTTTTATTTCATCAGTTTGCAGTAAATCATTATCATAAGTACTGTATTGAAAACTCTGCCAGTAATCTTTTGTCTTATGTCTATTATCTTGAGTCTTTTTGAAAAGTTCATAGAATAGATGCGTCTTGCTTTTTCCTTTTCCTTTTTGTCTTTTTCCTTTTGGAGTTCCTCCAATTATTACATCCGCTTCATAATCCAATATCATTGGTAAAATGCTTTCTTCGTAAATCTTTCGGTTCTTTAATACAATTCCCGCTTCGTTTATAACGATTAAGTGATATCCAAATCCTTCCATATTCTGTGGTCTATCTGCCGATCTAAAATCACATATCGATACTAAAATTCTTAACTCATTTTTTATCGCTCGCCATTTCCAAAATGTTTTATCAAGATTGTTTAATACTTCATAAAAGTATCTCTCTACATACCGTTCAATATTTAGATAAATTGTATCTACCCATAGGACTTTGATCCTCTTTTGCAGCATTCTTTGTATAACATAGTTTGACAGCATCTTGGTAAAACCAAATCTCCGGCCTTTAGCAATAACCTTAAATCTGGCATTACTCTTAATTATTGCTAATTGGTTGGTATGATATGTAATCTCCAATTTCATTGTAATTCATGTCAGTTTTTTTTAGAAGGGTTGACAGCTTCAGAAAACTGTTTTAAAGAATATTTTTTGCCTTTTGCCTTCTCATTTTTCTTTTTCACTTTTACGTTATATTCATTAAGACACTTATCACTACAGAATTTTTTCCCAGTAATCAAAATCCCGCAATTCCAACAAGCACTAATAATATTTCCCTCCATCCATTAACTCCTTTTAAAATTCCTAACCCTTAATTCTTACTTCAGAATTATCCTTTCCCTTTTGCTTTTTGCCTTTTGCTAATTATATGAGATTCCAGCACTTACACAGTTCAACCGAAATGGCACTTGATTCTTAATTCCGAATTCTACCTCTAACTTCTAACTTCTTACCTCTAACTTATTACCTCTTACCTCTAACTTCTTACTTCTTACATTTCACTTCTCTCACAACCACCTCTAACTTCGAGTCCTTATTATTGTTATCCACTTTTTCAGCTTGACCCAAATATTGTTTTCCTAACCAGATCAACATCGTTACATTTCCTTTTAATGCTATACTGATTTGCTTTCTCCTTAGCTTTTCTTTCAGTGTCCCTCTTCCTTTTGTTAGAAATTCGGCATAATTCCTTCTTACACTTCTTTCGTTAATTCCCAATAGTTCTGCTATCTCTAAGTTTGTTGCTCCTATTGATGCCATTTTCTCAACTGTTTTCTCTGCAGTTACTGTAATATTTTTCTTTGGTCTTGCCATTAGGTTTTTTACTTAACTCCATTCTCAGTCAATTTTAATAATAAGTAAAAATACTTATAAAAATAATTTAGCTATTGCATAGATAAGTAGAAATACTTATTTTTTCAACAGTTCAATTTTCTGTATCAGTTGTTTAGTTAATTAATTTTTAGGTGACTCAATGAATAACAATCAAAAAAATTCTTCTCAACCGGTTATTGCTTCTTTCGAACTTTACGGTGTAATCGGTATAGATATTACTCTTGAAGATTTTTCAGCTTTTATGAAGGAGAACGCCGATAACGATATTGAGATTCTTGTTCATAGTCCTGGTGGTTTATTATTCGATGCTATCGGTATTCATAATTTGATTCGTCTTCATAAAAAGAATGTTGCTGTTGAAATTATTTCTCTCGCTGCCTCTGCCGCTTCTTATATCTGCACCGCGGCTAATGAAGTTAGAGTATCTCAAAATTCAGTATTTATGATCCATAATGTACATTCATTCGCTTATGGTGATCATAATAAGTTGAGGGATTCTGCAGATTTTATCGAAAAGCTTTCTAATATGCTTATCAACGCTTATTCTTCTAAATCTAAACTTCCTTTTGCAGATATTAAAAAATTCATGGATGAGGAAACTTTCTTTATTGGTGAAGATATTATTAAAAATAATTTTGCAGATCTTTATGAACCTTCCGCAGTTACTATCAAAGAAGAGGATAATATTAATAATGCTCAGTCTATGATCTCTAACTGTAAAGAAGTAATTAATGAGAAATATGATTACTTCGATCAGCTTTCTAAAGCTGCAGCTTTACTCGATTCTTTCGATGATAATAAAAACAAACATGCAAAACCATTTGCTGATTCTTTACAAGGTTTGTTAATGCAGCAGCTTAAGGATTTTTCCAATGCTGTTAAGGATTTTCATAGTTACTTAAATGAAGCAAAATCTAAAGCAGTTAATGATGAAAAATCAAAAATCGATTTTACTAATCAATTTAATGCTAATAAAGATTCATTTATAAATGAAGTCGATTCTTATTTATCTACACAAATTGATAATAAAGTAATCCTTCCTTCTCAAAAATTATCTATTCTTAACTTTTTTGAAGAGGTTATTCTTTTCTTAACTGGTAAAGATGAAAATCATAAAATCAGTTTTAATCATTTTGATGATTTTTTATCTGTTTATCCGTCTGTCGATCTCTTGGAAGATATAGCTCAAGATATTAACAATAATGATGATGATAATTCATCATCAATCTTTGAAGGGGAAGTACTTAAGAATAGTATTGTCGATCCCGAATCTAGAAAGCTTCATCAGAAGATTGTAAAGCTAATGAAAAGCGAAAACCTTACTTATTTATCAGCAACACAAAAATTGTTAAACCTTTCTAAGGAGTTAATATAATGTCAGATCGTTTAAAAAATCTTAGGGTAGTTGACGAAGTTTTAACTAATGTCGCCCGCGGTTATACTAATGCAAATTTTATTGGGACACATTTATTCCCAATCATAAAAGTCTCTAAAGAAGGAGGGAAGATTCCTCAATTCAATGCAGAGGCTTTTAAGATTTATAATACTGAAAGAGCCATTAGAGCAAAATCTAATCGTATTAGTCCTGACGGCAGATCAACCATCGACTATGTCCTAACTGAACATGATCTTGAATATCCTATGGATTATAGAGAAATTGATGAAGATATCGCAAACCTTGAACTTCATGCAGCTAATGTTACATCAGAGGGAATTGGTTTGAGATTGGAAAAAATGATTGCCGATCTTTCTCAAGATTCTTCTAATTATCCCGGTGATAATGTTGCAACTCTTGCTCCTTCGGATAAGTTTACTGAACAGACTTCAAATCCTTTTGAAATTATTGATACAGCTAGAGAAGCAGTCCGTTCTAAAATTGCTCGCTATCCAAATACTATTGTTATTGGTGCTTCAACTTTTGCAGCATTAAAAAATCACCAAGCAGTTTTAAGTAGAATTAAATATACTACTCATTCAATTCTTACTGAACAGCTTCTCCGTCAATTACTTGATGTTGAAAATCTTCATGTTGGTAAAGCGGTTTATATTAACGATGCCGGTGATTTTGTGGATGTATGGAATGATAATATCATCCTTGCTTATGTACCTGAGAAAAAACAGAATGTATCTCGAAATGTCTATGAACCTTCTTTCGCTTATACATTAAGAAAGAAGAGCTATCCATTAGTTGATAAATATCCTGAAGGTGGGAAAGTATCAGTGATAAGGAATACAGATATATTCGTTCCAAAAATTGTTGGTGCCGATGCCGGCTTCCTAATTGAAGATACCAACTAATCCAAAGTACTCAGTACTCAATACTAAGTACTCAATACTAAATACTAACAAGGGCCCAAGATGAAATACTTAATAAAAAATAAAGCAATTATAAGAAAAGCAAAATTGTATAAAATTAATTCTGTAATTGATTTACCCGAAAGTGATGCAGCAGATAATCCCAATCTAGAACCGGTTAAATCAAAAGCAGTTCAAAAACCAGAAGGGGAGAGCAGTAAAAAAAATACTGCTAATAATTCTGAATCAAATGATTCTAAACCCAAATCAAAAAAATAATCAACAGTACTAAGTACTCAATACTAAATACTCAATACTAAAAAAGGTTTATAACATGAATACTCAAAACGAAGTTTTAATAACTACAGTAAAAGCACAAGTCGATTTACTCAAAAATAAATTTGTTGATTTCGATGGGAATATACCTGCAGCATCTGCAAAGACATTCGGAGTAGTTCAAGCAGATACTACTGCCGGTAATCAAGCTCCGGTAATGGCAGAGGGAATTGCAATCGTAATATCCGGTGCAGTAATTCCTAAAAAGGCAGCTGTAACTACTGACGCGGAAGGAAGAGCAATTCCATTCACAGATACTGAAGCAATTAATGGATACGCATTGGATGCAGCAACCGGAGCCGGTGAATTAATAAGAGTTCACCTTAAATAATTTATTGTATTGATAGCTAATAATAAAGTCTCTTTCCATAGAAGGCTTGATGAATCTACCTCCGAAGGAGGCTTGAAAAATCTACTTCCAAAGGAGTCTTGATGGACTTGATGAACTCAAATAAGAAATTACACAAGGTTCCCGTTCCACCTAAACCGGAACCGCCCAAGAATAATTTTATTGATAACATTAGAGCGAAAATCTATAATAAAACAATGGAGAAACAAAAAACTATGTGGTTAACAGTAAAGAAGTTTATAGTTGAGAAATTAGTTCAATGGTTATTAAAAATAGCTGGTGGATTCTTTCTCAGCATTGGTATATCTCAAAATTCTCTAGAAGAAATTATTGGTGCATTAGTTTCAATAATTATTGGGATAATTTATTCCGTAGTTACACATAAAAAGGTCGCACTATCCGACCCGAACATTTTTCAATCAAATAAAAATTAATCCAATGTACTAAGTACTCAGTACTAAATACTCAATACTAAAAAAATGCCTAACGAAATAATATTTTACATACTTAATCTTGTGTTGACATTATTAATATCCGTATGCGGTTGGTTATTAATCGACATATTTCGTCAATTAAAACAACTAAAGAATGATTACATGGAAATTAAATTTAATTACTTAGATAGATTTGCATCAGTCCATAATCAACTAGCAGAAATCAAAAAGGATATAGCAGTGATCATTCACCGCCTAGATCCTAATAAGAGATGATCATTCAAAAATAATTCTTAATTCTTAATTCTTAAGTGGCTTTATCATGCATCTAAAAAAGAATGTTAAAATACAAGGACTCACTCCCGAAATTCTATTAGCAATAGTAATAGTAAATGAAGTCTATAAATCTTACAGCATAGAATTTGTAATTACCTCAGTCACAGATTCAAAACATACTGCAACAAATTCACTCCACTATTCCGGCAATGCATTCGACTGCCGCACTTCAAATATTCCCTTAAACATTCCGCGTGAGATGATACTAAACGATATCAAAGAAGCTCTTGGACCTAATTTCTATGTCCTCGATGAGAAGACTCACTTTCATGTGGGGTATAGACCAATCTATATTCCGTAAGGGTATTAGTAGAGACTGAAATAATAAAGCTTACTTAACTGAGAGAGATTACTTGTAGGTATTGTTATCATTTCCTATTTTAATATTAATATTTAATGTAATTCGCTTGGCCCTCGATAAGTTGCTTTAATACTGGCGTAATAATCAAACCGTATGTTTTTAATATTTATCAAATAAATCATGCGGCTAATTATAATGCGTACTTTTTTAATTTTTTTATTATTCTAAGTTAGAGGTCAACTAATGAGAGCGTTATTAGGTGGAAAGGTATATAAGAAACAATTGGGTGATTGGACTATCTCTTGGGAAAGCAAAGACAATTATAGACATTGGTGTTATCAAAAACATCCAGAAAATAATGAAGATATCATTGTAGTTATGTTTAATCCTGGTAGTTTAAGCAGTGATGGGAAAAAACTTACTCAAGATACTACGTTAAGAATTCTAAGGGAAGTATTCACAGATACCGGCTTTAGTCCATTTATAGTGAATCTATTTGATTTTGCTTCACCCCAGCCAGATGAACTTTTTAATAATTGGGACAAAAGGGATAGTAATTTATTAATTTATAGTAAGCTTGCTAAAAAACAATTCTGTGGTATTATATATGCTTATGGTGATAATGAAAACCATCCTATCTTTGGTCATGAAATTAGGAATCGTATAAATCTTGTAAAAAGGGAACTAAGTTATCTTCATGAAATTATTCTTCCTAAGAATATTAATGGCTCACCAAAACATCCAAATGCATGGCAACGCCAAAAATTAAAAAATGTAATAAAGTCTATAATCACAAGCTTTAAAGTCAATAAATAATATTTGTATGTTAGTAATTATCATCCAATGATACAAAATCACTTAGTGATATAGTTAGATTTGCCATAAATCAAAAAAGGTGATTATATGAAACAAGAAAAAATAAGCTTCGCAAAATTGTACAAAAACTTTATTGATCCAAGCAAAATGCATAAAAAATACTGGCTCTTAGGATGGGAAAGTGGTAGTGAGGTAAACTGGGGAAATGAAGGCTATATAGATCCTTTATACTCAGCTTTTGAATCTCGAAATGAAGATGATGTAATTAATATACTTTCTAATTTCAACGAAGAATATGATCCCTCAAGTGTTTTCCATAAGAACTCTAAGAAAGTATTTAATTCATTAGAAGAGCTGGATAATAATTTAATAGAAAATAAATTTGTCTATAAAACTCTTTATAGGTCAAATGTTTCTCCTCTCGTTTTTCCAATAGATCACAATGCAATTTATCGAGAGTACATGAGGAATGATCGTTATAAGAAGTATATTAATTTCAAGGGTTATAATATCGAAAACAAAGATGATTTTTATAAGCAGCTACAATTGGAGAGAGTCAATGCTATTAAAAATTCTGAATTCTATCCGGAGATAACAAATAAAGTGGAAATTGTATTTTTCATGATGAATACTCGTGCTGATTCATTCATTTCTAATTTTATGAATAACTTATATGAAACAAACTATGAAATGGAATTTCAAAATAATATGTTATACTTATATTCTTCTGTAAACAAAAATCATCCAAAACTTATTTTATTACCACAGTCAAACTTTGCTGCATATCTATTAAATGATATGATAGTTCAAATAAACAAATAGCAATGAAAGGTGGTAGTATGGAAAACAACAAAATAAAATTCTCTGAATTATATGAAAACTTTACGGGTTCTGGCAATATTAATGGTAAGTATTGGATTGTAGGGTTAGAGAGTGGTGGAGAAGTTGATTTTAATAATCCAGAAGATGAAGCTGTTAAGGCATTAAATTCTAATAACATTTTTAATATTATGGAATATTTTAATGACTTTAATCAAGAGACCAATAATAATGGATACTTAGGATTAGAAAATAAACTTCTAAACGCTCTAAATATGATGGATTTTCATATAATTAAATATTTGGAAGGAAAAGAATATTTCCATTATCCTAAATATGGTCAATTATTCCGTACCAATCTTTTTATGTTTAATATCAAAGGCACTGGGAAAGAATTAAATAATTCTTACGAATCATTTATTGATATTGAGTCAAATCTTGAAAGGTCAATTCTTTATAATAATTCCATATTAAAGTTAAGAGCATATTCACTTAGACAAAAAATCAATTTTGATAAACCCAAAATAATTATTGCTTTGATACCATATAATTATCATGAACAGTTTTTTGAATTTTTTAACAGTGTTTTCGGTACTAATTTTAAAGATAAAGTAGAAAAAGATTCACTCCACTTAAATAAGTATTTTATAACTGAATATAAATCAAACAATAGCAACATTAGATTAATCCATATTCCTCAAGCCTTTAGTCTGACACAAGACCACTTTAATAAAATAGCTCAATACTTTAATTTATGAAAATCCTCCTAGACATAGACGACACAGCCCTTATCTCAAAAGATAGGGGCAAAACTTATCAAGAGCATCCAAGGCTTCACGAACTTATCTCAAAGCATACAGTAATTCTATTCTCCGGTAATCCTGATGTTGAAATTTATCATCAAAAATGGAACACAAAAGGATATATACCTAAAGGAGGATTGGAGTTCCCTATTGCAGATGTGCTCATTGATAATAATGATGACCTTCATATTTTAGAAGTAGTTGTAAAAGAGTCATTCCAATCAATAGATACCTTCTTTAAGAAATATCATTAAATGATATAAATACTTCTCTCAACTTTGGTTTATTTGTCTTAATAAAATAGGAGAAATAAATGGCGAGAGGGAGATCAAGCTTCGAGATATCATCAAATGAATCAATGATAATTCTAAGTTACTTGTATGATTTATATCTTAAATCACAAGCTGAATTTGATTTGTATAATCAAGAGTACTATGAAAATGAAAACAATTATAAAGTAGCTCACTTATTATCAATACCAAGTTCTAAAAGAGAAATTGTGGAAATTGCTGAGTTCTTCAGTTGTCCTCATTCCGGATTGAACAAACATTACAGATCAAATACTTTAGTTATTCTTATTAGACGGGGTACAACTTATTATATAACTTTTCAGATTGAAAGATTCGAATCCGAAACCAACAGACCTCCCAAAGAAGTTACCATGGTAAGTATTGAATCTAAACATGATGAGAATTATGATTACCCGCAAGATTATGACGATTATGAGATTTACAGATATCTCCAAGAGGAAAGCTACAGAAAAAGCGGTATTCAT